ATTTCCCGGTCACGGGGAGACAAGCTTTGAATTGCAGCGTGGATAGCTTCTTTGAATGCTTTTTCTTCCAGCTCTTCAGCAGTCCAATCTTCACCGTCATGGTGGGCTGCGATAGTTTCAGGCTCGTCAAGTATTTCTGATTTTCTTATATTGAAATAATCAGCTATTCGTTGAACTGCCCCCATTCTTGGCTCAGCTGAACCATTTTCCCAAGTCCAAACAGCTTTATCTGATACGCCCGCAATTTTACCTAGTTCGGCTTGCGTGAGGTTATATTCTTCTCTTAAACGTTTTATATTCTTGCTTATACTCATTTTTCTGACCTCCGTTATGTAACAGGATTATATAATTAAAATAGACGTGCTTCAATACTAAATCGGAAATTTTCTAAATAAAATAGAAAAATCGCTTGACACTCTAATTAAAATAGAGTAAAGTAAACACAACAGATAATTTGAAAGGAGGAATAGAAGCATGGCAATAACCGTAAAGGGAGCTAGGGTAAACGCCAACAAAACACAGCAAGAAGTTGCAAATGTATTGCAAATGCACGTTCAGACCTACGCTAACCTTGAAAAAAATCCTGAAAAGTTTACAATTGCTCAAGCAGAAAAATTTGCAAATTTTGTAAATCAGGAAGTGTCGGACATTATTTTTTTAGCTGATAACTCTAATTAAATTAGACAAAACCAAACCAAGAAAGAAGAGGAATAATTGAACATCAAATATTGAAGAGGTAACTAAGGACATGACCAGACAGGAAATCATAAGAGACATAAAAAAGGAAACGGGATCATCATTTCCTAACATATCGGAGATTGCTGCATACATGGGCGTGTCTCGTGACCGCGTAAGAACTGAGATAGTATCCGGACTTGAATGTATCAGCAATGGAAAGAGTCGGCAATACTTCGTTAACGACATCGCCGACAGGATTATGTCTATAAGAACAATATAGGGAAAATTAAAGTACTACAAAAATATATATAAAACAGGAGGACAAGTTGAGATGGTTATTGAATGCAAAAATGAAATCAGAGGAGTTAAGAGGCTCAATGAAATGATTGCAAGTGTATTAGATGAAAGAATTGCACGAGAGGCTTATAAATCTTGGAGGGCTGATAAGGAAAAGATAATGTCCGATATTAAAGAAGCCTATGACGGTAAACTACCCGAAAAGCTAGACAACCTGTTGGCACTCGTACATGCCGCAGGGTATAAAAATGGAATTATGGACAATAAGGAGATTTGGAAATGATTATACATAATTTAAAAATAAACCGTGAGTTTGCAGATGCGGTAAGTGAAGGGCGTAAGACATTCGAAATTCGCAAGAATGACAGAGGCTTTAAAGTGGGACACAAGGTCACCTTCTCCGCAATCGAGAACCTCGAATTTATAAAACACCCGATTAATGACCAGATCTATGAGATTACATATATATTGACAGATCCATATATTGCAGAGGGTCACGTTGCATTAGCAATAAAGAGAGTGGGGAGGTGCTGAAATGTCAACAAAGACACAAAAGACACATTGGAAAAAGACAACAAACCCTGATTTCTTAGGGGCGTACGCACTAGACCCGGGATCAGATTTGATACTCACAATAAGCCATGCAAGAGAACAGGAGTTTACCGGTACAGGCGGGAAAAAAGAAGAAGGTCTTGTTATCCACTGGAAAGAAAGAGATTACAAGCCGATGATCTGTAACGCTACCAATGCGAAGGCGATTACCAAAGTTGCAGGAAGTCCGTATATCGAGGATTGGAGCAATACAAGAATAGCCCTCTACGCGGCAGAAGTAAGTGCATTTGGCGAAACAGTCGATGCATTGAGGGTTAGGAACTATGCCCCTAAAACAAGTGAGCTTATCTGTTCCGATTGTGGTTGCACGATTACAGGAGCCGGAAGCTATTCCGCCAGAGCGATTGCAGAGCGGGCAAAGAGTAAGTACGGAGTGTTCCTCTGTGTGGACTGCGGAAAGAAGAGACTGGAAGCCGAACAGACCGAGGAGGCTATAGATGAATAGAGAACTGGATTTAGCACTCATGAGATACGGTGCAGCGGAACGCAGTAAAGGATATGAAGACGGATATGAAGCAGCAGTTAGATCGTTTAGGTCATCTGCTGCATCGTACTGGATACCTGCATCGCAAAAGCCGAAAGTCAGCAATTTGTACCTCGTACAGTGCCGCATGCCAAACGGTGGAATATGGACTACAACAGCCTCGTATGGGGTCAAAGCGGATGAGTGGCTTGGAGCAACCGGAGAGATAGAGTACTGGGCGTATATCAATTCGAAATTAGGGAGAATGTAGACGATGAAAACCACTAAAATTAAAATAAAAAACTTATTTGGTATCTCCGAAACTGAGCTTGGCGGTCAAAGTGTCGAGCTCACGGGAACCAATGGGACCGGTAAGACGAGCGTAATTGACGCGATTAAGTACGCACTGACTAATGATAGCGAGAGAGAGTACATCATTAAGCAGGGCGAAACTGAGGGCGAGATAATTATAGAGACCGATACCGGTCTTTATATTAACCGGAAAAAGCGAACCAATAAGGGGGATTACAAGTCGATTAAAGAGGGAAGCCGTGAAGTGTCCGGACCCGAGACAATGCTGAAAAGCTTATTTACGCCATTACAATTAGACCCGGTTAAGTTTATTCAGCTCGATAAGAAAGAGCAGAACAGACTGATCCTTGACCTTATCGAATTCGACTGGGATCTCAATTGGATTAAGGATAAGTTTGGAGAGCTTCCTCCGGATGTCAACTATGAACAGAATATCCTCGAGGTTTTGAACGATATCCAGTCCGAAAATGGCTACTACTATCAGAGCCGACAAAATGTTAATAGGGATATCCGGAACAAGAGGGCTTTTATCGAGGAAATCGCAGAGAGTATCCCTAGTAATTACGATGCGGAAAAGTGGGAACGCTACGATTTGGGTGACACTTACAGGCGAATCGAAAAGGCCAAGACGGAAAACAGCCGAATCGAAAGAGCGAGGATTTTCAAAGATTCCTACGAGAATAAAGTCCGAGGATATGAGGCTGAGAAAGAAATTGCAATCAGCACAGAACGTGACAAAATCGCGGCTGAGAGAACGAATTTAACCTCAACGATAGAAAGGTTAAAAGCCGAAATAAAAGCGGCAGAAGACAAAATTTCGTCACTTGGGAGCAAGCTGAAAGACAGGGAAGAGATTGCAGAAATGCAATATAAAGAAAAGTTGGCCAAGCTGGAATCAGACATCAAGGTCGCTGACGAATACGCCGATAAGGAGCTGATAGATACATCAGTAGAGGAAGATGAAGTTAGAACAGCTGAGGCGATGAAGAAGCACCTGAATGAGTACAGACGAATGATATCCCTTGAGGCTGAGTGTGAGGAATTAAGAGAAGAATCAGAAGAATTTACACGAAAAATCGAACTGGCCAGAAACTTACCGGGCGAAATACTCGAGACGGCTACACTGCCTGTAGAGGGATTGACCGTAGTAGATGGAGTTCCGCATATTAACGGACTGCCGATATCTAACCTGTCAGAGGGAGAAAAACTTGAACTTTGCGTAGATGTCGCGTTAAGCAAGCCTAATAACTTGCAGATTATTCTGATTGACGGAGCCGAAAAGCTCTCAGACGATAATCGCGAAAAGCTCTATAAAAAATGCAAAGATAGTGGATTGCAATTCGTTGCAACGCGTACAACGAACGATGAAGAGATGGAAGTGAGGTACCTGTAATGCTAACGGCAGAAAATTACTTTGATATTGAGAATCAGCTTAAATATTTCGGGGTATCACAATTTAAGCAATTTGAACAATGCGAAGCAAATGCAATCGCAGAAATAAGTGGCAATTACGAACGAGAGATAACACCATCTCTCCTTGTAGGCTCATATGTTGATGCACATTTTGAGGGAACACTGGATGTATTTAAGGCCAAGAATCCAAACATTTTCAAGCGTGACGGAACTTTGAAATCGGAATATGTCAACGCAGAAGCCATGATTAACCGGGTAGAGAGAGATCCTCTAATGATGGAATACATGGACGGAGAAAAGCAATCAATAATGACAGCAGAGTTGTTTGGATATCCGTGGAAAATCAAAATGGACGTGTACAAGCCGGATGAAAGAATTGTTGACCTAAAGACGGTTAAGGATTTTAAGCCGATATACGATGATGGATACGGCTGGAGACATCCGATTGAGTATTGGGGCTGGGACTTGCAAGGAAGTATTTATCAGAAAGTGGAGCAAATCTGTTCTGGACGAGAAGAACCGCTACCGTTTTACCTGGTAATGGTAACTAAGGAGAAGGTTCCGGATATCGCAGTATTGCAGATTCCTCAGCACATTCTTGATGCATCCATTAAGGCGCATGGCGTTGAGGAGCAGATAGACCGATTCGCACTGATCAAATCCGGAGATGTTCCGCCGATAAGGTGTGAAAAATGCGACTACTGCAAGGAAACGAAAGTGCTTGAGGTGCCCGAAATATACGAAATCAAGGAGGCAATGTAATGAACTCAATAGTAATTCATGGGAGGTTGACAAGAGATCCGGAACTAAAAACCTACACAAATTCAAAAGGCGAGACTGGATATCTATGCAACTTCACGGTCGCGGTTAATAGGAGAGATCCCAACGAGGCGGATTTTTTCAACTGCACTATCTTCGGCAAAAGAGCAGAGGTTATAGACAAGTGGTTTTCTAAAGGTTCTGAAATCGTCTGCAGAGGAAGTATGCAGTGCGATCCGTACGAGGGAGATGATGGAAAGAAAAGATATCCCTGGAAGCTAATGGTACAGGACTTCGATTTCTGCGGTAGTAAGAAGGATAGCGAAGACACTCAAGGATCCTTCGAGGAAGTTGACGACGCATTGCCATTTTAAGGAGAGGAGGTAAACAATGTTCATCCTTTTGGATAGCAGAGAAAAGCCTCGAGCAATAACAAAAATCATTGATTATTTTCAGCAGAATAAAATTGAGTATGACGTTAGTAAGCTATATTTCGGAGACTATCGGAGTTTTAACAATCCTAATTTGGCTATAGACCGCAAACAAAATATCGCAGAACTTGCTAAAAACTGTACATCTGATCACAAGCGATTCAGGAGGGAGCTTGAGCGAGTAAAGGCGACGGGATCAGAACTGGTCTTGCTGGTCGAACAAAACTCATACAAGTCAGGAAATAGGAAAATTAAGGTTAATTCGATTGAAGACCTAATGCTCTGGGAGCCCCAATACGGAGTAATCAGGGGCGAACAGGTGTATAGGGTTCTTGTGTCATGGATGGCTAAATACCCTTTACGAGTTGAGTTTTGCGATAAGAGGTCTGCCGGAAGACGGATAGTCGAGATATTAAGGGGTGATGGAAGTGGTTAAGGCTAAGGACATAAAAGCATGTTTGGATATGCAAAAAGTTGCTGAGTTTTACGGCGTAAAATTCGACCGCCGCAGAGGATTATGCCCCTTTCATAATGACACAAATCCGTCCATGACTATTAAAAATGGCAACTATCGATGCTGGGCGTGTGGGGCGAGAGGAGACGTAATTGATTTTGTAAAGGCGATGTTTGGTCTCAACACCGTTCAGGCGATGGCTAAACTTAATAATGATTTTATGCTTGGATTTAGTTTTGAGGGAGATATTAGCACGGGCTTAAACAGATCTCAGATTCACAGGGCAGATAGTATACGTAAATACAAAAAAGGGAAAGAAGAGAGTCGGAATAATAAGATTTTAGCCCTTAACGCGTATCACAGATACCTTACCAAGTACCCTGAATATGAAAATATTAGGAAGAATGTCGAGGATGAACTTGATGAGCTTCTCCTGTCAGGGGGTAAGTGATGAGTGAACAAATTTTCAAAAAAAGTGATTTTGCGTCACTGAGAGCGTTTGAAGCATTAGGGGTCTCAAAAATCGAAAGTGCGGCCGCAAAAGAAGCGGTGTTATTAGGTCTCAAGGAAAATGCCAAGACAGTAGGGATCCCGGCACGCTCATTTAAGGTCATGTATGACGAGTACGTTCGTCAGACCCGAAAGCCGATTAAAGCGGGAGATATTGAGATTCCCGGAGGATATTCAATCGAGCCCTGGTACATGGACGATTCAGGACAGATTTTTAAGGCGTTAGGGGAGCGGACTATAGTTGCATGCTCTCACCCGATTTACATTAACAGAAAATTAGACAACATAATCACGGGCGAAAAGAAGGTAGAATTAGCCTTTTCCAGGGATATTGGAGAGACCTGGGAACATGTAATCGTTAATAAGTCGGTTTTATCCTCTACATCGACAATTACGGAATTAAATGAATATGGGATATCGGTTACATCGAGCAATGCCCGGAACATGGTAACTTACTTGCAAAATTTTGAGGACAATAATTTCAGTCAGATTCCGAAATGTCTATCAGTTAATAGGTTTGGCTGGATAAATGACTACGATTTTTCCCCGTACGCAGAAGATGACGGCATATTATTTGACAGCCATGAGAGCTTCAATGAGATAAGAGATTCTCTTAATCCGTCCGGCAAATATGAGACTTGGTTACAGGTTGCGAAAAAGGTCCGGAGAGAATCAAACCTTGAAGCAAAAATAGTGCTGTCTACATCATTCGCATCGGCTCTGGTCGGTCCTCTCGGGGTCCTTCCGTTCTTCCTGCACTTATGGGGTGGCACCGGAACGGGGAAAACAGCAGCGCTAATGTTGGCTGCTTCCGTCTGGGCTGATCCACAGATAGGTAAGTTTGCAAAGACATTCAATTCAACTGTAGTCGGTCAGGAAACCATAGCCGGAACCCTTTACAGTATGCCGCTTATATTGGACGAATTACAGTCAATCAATGACCGGAAAGACTTTGACAAGATGCTTTACGAGTTGACGGAGGGAACAGGCAGAGCCAGAGGAACCGCAGTAGGAGGACTGAGACCGACTCTAACGTGGAGAAATTGCATGATTACTTCCGGAGAGCAGCCTATTACAAGGACATTATCCGGAGGAGGAGCTAAAAACCGAATTATAGAGATCTCATGTGACAGGGCAATCTTTGAGGATCCAATCGAAATGCTCGAGACAATTAAGCTCAATTATGCTCATGCCGGTAAGGAGTGGGTGACTGCATTAGTTCCGGAAGTTGTGAAAGAAGCGAGAAAATATAGGATTAATGCTTTTGCTCAACTTGTTAAAGCCGGATACACAGAAAAACAATCTATGTCAGCCTCAGCAATTCTAACCGCAGATTATTATGCAGGACAATTGATATTTGGCGATGAAGGCAGTTTCACGATAGATGATATATCGCAATATCTGTTAACGGCGGATGAGGTCTCAAAGGAAAAACAGTCCTATGAGTGGCTGAGAGGGTGGATCGTGCAGAATGACTTAAAATTTGGAGCACTGGGAACCGAGACATACGGAAAGAATCTTGAACATGGGAAAACCGCAATAATATCCAATGTTCTAAGGGAAGCGTGTGAAAATGCAGGTATATCACTAGAGGCTTTGACGAGTTATATGGACAGAAACGGTAAATTGGAGCGGGATCCAAAGGGGAAAAGGTCGAAGAACGTGAAAATTGACAACAGAAGTGTAAGGTGCTATGTGGTTTTGCCGGAATTTGACGATGATTAGTTACACCTATAGCAAGTCAAGGTGTAACCGCATCAACTCCAGTAATTTCAACGGATTGAGCCAAAAAACACAAAAAACAGTTACACCTAAGTTACACCTAGGGTGTAACCATGTCAACACCAGTAATTGCAAGGGATTGAGAGTATAAAAGTAGTGAAGTTACACCTAAAAAATAATATATATACACGCGCGTAGCAATATTTTCTAAATATATATCAAAAAAAATACCTATATATACTTCCCGGAAGGTGTAACCGAGACCAAAAAAACGGCTCAAAGACAGTAATACCAACAGGTATCGGGGTTACACCTAGGGTGTATCTGGGTGTAACCGGTGTAACCGGAGAAAAATCAAATAAATCCGATAAACCGTTGAAATTCCAATACATACAGACAGTTACACGTCAAGGGAATTTTAACCGAAAAGTTACACCGATATTTAAGAAAGGAGAATCAAAATGACAGACGAAAGATATTGCGGAAATTGTAAATACCATTTTCCTATACGAATGAAAGAGGGAATTACAAGCTGGTTATGTGTGAATGAGAAAGGTGACAATTGCGGATACTGGACGGACTATGACCATACCTGTGAGGACTGGGAAGATGAGAGATTATCAGAGGCAGAAAAATAATAAATACATATTACCGCAAACGGTATACCACCAGACACTTTGGATTATACGAGACTATGACAGGATGTGTGAAGAACTGTCTGATATTCTTGACTCTTCTCCATCTCCACCGGACGGAACACCGAAGGGACAAAGTATAGGCGGTATCTGTTACAAAGCGGAAAAAAGAGAACACTTACTTAAAAAGGTTCAAATTATTGAGGATGAACTGTTGGCTGTTCCGGAAGAGTTTAGGCAAGGAGTCTGGTTTAACATTCAAAGGCGAGAGGCATTTCCTTTAGACGCAGGAAGGTCTACATATGCAAGATACAAGTCAAAACTGATATTCAATGTCGCAAAAAGAATGCACCTAATTTAAAGTTGAGACACCGGGGAAAAAAATACATTGCATAATGTTAGCGTGATAAGTAGGATTTATTCATACTGTTTGAGAGTGGTGTAATTTCATAACGATGAGAAGCCGGGCAAGACACCCAGCTTCTTTTCGTTAAACCCTAATAGCGAGGACATTATATCACAAGAAAGGGCAATGACAATGACACAGATAATAGATCACAATCATCCGCTTTATAGAGCAAAATGGAGAACACAAACAGAAGGTAACAAGTGGAATGGAGCATTCCTATATTCAAAAGAAATAGTTAAGAACATCATACCGAATGTTAAGACAGACAGACCGTGGGTAACTATCAGAGTCGAGGGAGAATGTTTTGACAGAGCAATAGTATTTATACATAACAATCTGCATCCTGAAAGATACGATTACCTTAAAAACTACAAAGACCTTGTACTTGTGTGTGGTGTTCCGGAGACTTGCGACAAGGTTGCACACCTTGGCACACCAATATATGTTCCGTTATCCATTGACCTTGAATACGTCAAGCAGTTCAAGTTACCAAAGGAAGAACGCAAAGGATCTGTCTATGTTGGCAGACCGGCTAAACGCACATACACCAACGTAACCATTCCGGATGGTATAGACATTATCGAAGGAATCAAACGCCAAGACATGCTGCCTATGATGGCAAGATATGAAACGGTGTATGCGGTTGGCAGAACGGCAATCGAAGCAAAGGCTCTGGGATGTAAGTTAAAAGCGTATGACCCACGCTTTCCGAAGGTCAGCTTTTGGAAACCATTAGACAACAAAGACGCTGCCAAGATACTACAGGCAGAACTTGACAAGATAGATGGAGAGTGATAACGAGTGGCAAGAAGTATAGACCATTCATTCTATGTCAGCACAATGTGGCGTAAGGTAAGAAGAGACTACATCAAGAGCAAGCAAGGGTTATGCGAAAGATGTTTAGCACAGGGCAGATATACACCAGCAGTATGCGTACACCATATTGAAGAACTGAACGAGGACAACGTAACCGATCCAAGCATAGCATACGGATACGACAACCTCATGGCACTATGTAATGATTGTCATAATGAAGTACACGGCCGCAAGATAGCAAAGAGATATGATGTATTACCTAATGGGGAAGTTATCCTAAAGTGATAGCCCCCCTATTGACTTGGCTACAGCATGGGCTACGGTAACCGGTGCTGGCCTTTAGAATTACTGACTCTTTGTGCGTGTTTTTTGGAAAGGGAGCAAAATGAAAATAGTTAATAAGAGCTTGGCAGAGTTAACACCATTTTTATAGGAGCATAAGTTATGGCAAAGAAAAAATTGAGCCTACAGGAACAGGCGGACAAAATACTACAAATAGCGGAAGAACATGGGGTACAAAGTAACTTCTTCTTCGTAACCACATTCAAACGCTATCAAGTACAAATAAACATAATGGCAGAACTTGAGCAGGAGTTCAAGAAAAGCGGAGCACTCGTTACAAAGGAATATGTAAAGGGCAGAGAAAACGTATATACAAATCCAGCCATTACAGAATATAACAAGACAGCAACCGCCGCCAACAATACGGTAAAAACGCTTATTGATATAGTTGAAAAATTAAGACCACAGGACGCAAGCGAGGGCGGAACGCTTGCAGACGTTATGGCGGAACTACTTAATGAATAATTACATACTAACGTATTATCAGGGCATACAAGACGGAACGTACCTTGTCGGCAAGTGGGTGCGCCTTTTTTATGAGTACATAGTTAAAGGGCTTGGAAACAAGCAATTTGCCTTTAACGGCAAGAAAGCAAAAGCCGCCATTGTTTTTATAGAGAACTTTTGCAGACACCATGAGGGCGTATTAGCACCACAGAAATTAAAACTTGAAGTTTGGCAAAAGGCCTTCCTATGTGTTGTGTTCGGCATAATGGATGCAGACGGCAACAGACAGTTCCGTGAGGTTGTGCTGATTGTGGCAAGAAAAAATGGCAAGACATTATTCGCTGCCGCAATTGCTGCTTATTGTATGTATATGGACGGTGAATATGGGGCAAGGATATATTTTGCCGCACCAAAACTTGAACAGGCTGGACTTTGTTTTGACGCACTACAGCAAATCATATACAAAGAGCCAGCACTTAATGATATGACCAAGAAACGCCGAACTGATGTTTATGTGGCAGACACCAACTCGTCAGCAAAGCCGATAGCGTTCAACCATAAAAAATCGGACGGTCTTAATGTATCGCTGGGCGTTAATGACGAGATAGCAAGTTGGCAAGGGGACGCTGGCCTCAAGTTTTACGAAGTTATCAAATCGTCAATGGGGTCAAGAAAGCAACCTTTACTGTTAAACATTTCAACCGCTGGATATATCAACGATGGTGTTTATGATGAACTTGTAAAAAGAAGCACACAATTTCTTCTTGGCAATTCAAAAGAACAAAGGCTTGCACCGTTTATTTATCAGATAGATGATGAGAATAAATGGAACGACATAAACGAGTTACGCAAGAGCAATCCGAATTTAGGCGTTTCAGTATCCGTTGATTATATGCTTGAAGAAATAGCCGTTGCAGAAGGCTCGCTTCCTAAAAAGGCAGAGTTCAAAACAAAATATTGCAATATCAAACAAAACAGTTCGGTTGCCTGGCTCAAGACATCAGACATTGAAAAATGTATTGGCAAGCACCTTGATTTCAAGGATTACCAAAACAGCTATGCGGTAGGCGGTCTTGACCTTTCGCAGACAACCGACCTTACGTTTGCGACCTGCATCATAGAAAAGGACGGAATACTAAACGTATTCGGTCAAGGTTTCATGCCAGCAGAAAAGATTGAAGAAGCAACGGCAAGAGACGGAATACCGTATAGTCAGTATGTCAAAACAGGCGAGCTGATGTTGTCAGGAGATAACTTTGTTGATTATCATGACTGTTTTAACTGGTTTAGAAATCTTGTAGAGGAATATAAGATTTATCCGTTAATGATTGGCTACGATAGATATTCTGCACAGTACCTTGTGCAAGACCTTAATGCTTACGGTTTCAGGACTGACGATGTTTATCAGGGATACAACCTAACACCAGTCATCAGAGAAGCCGAGGGGCTTATCAAAGACGGAAAAATAAACATAGGCGATAACAACCTATTGAAAATGCACTTGCTTGATACCGCTATAAAAAGCGATAACGAAAACAATAAAATTAAGATTATCAAAGTCGCAAGCACCGTACACATTGACGGTGTTGCAGCCTTTTTAGATGCGCTTACTGTTCGGCAGAAATGGTGGGACGAGATGGGCGAAAGACTTAAAAATTAAGGAGTTAGAAAAATGGGCTTACTTGAGAAGATATTTCCAAAGAAACCGCCTGTGAATGTGCAGAGTGCCTTTCAGACACTAACGGCATATAACCCAGTGTTCACAAGCTGGAATGGGGCTATATACGAAAGCGAGCTTGTGCGATCTGCAATAGACGCAAAAGCAAGACACATTTCGAAGCTGAAGGTTGAATTTTTAGGATCGGCAAATCCAAAACTAAAAACCATGTGCAGAAATGCACCAAATAATTATATGACTTGGTCGCAGTTTCTTTACAGGGTATGCACAATTCTTGAAGCACAAAACACAGCTTTCATTGTTCCGATTAAAGACGAGTACAACAGGATAAGCGGATATTTTCCGGCACTTCCATCACAGGCAAAAATTGTAAGCGGAAAAGATGACGAGCCATATTTACAGTACAGGTTTATCACAGGCGGTGTTGCTGCAGAAAGGCTTGTTGAGTGCGGAATACTGACAAAGTTCCAGTATAAAGACGATTTCTTTGGCGAAACCAACGGAGCACTGAAACACACAATGTCACTTGTTAATATTCAGAACAAGGGCATAGAAGAAGCGGTTAAGAACTCCAACACTTTCAGGTTTATGGCTCAAATGAACAACTTTGCAAAGGATGAGGACCTGGCAAAAGAACAGAAACGATTTACCGACAATTCCATTAAGGGCGATGGTGCGGTGCTACTGTTCCCAAATACATGGTCAGACATAAAGCAGGTTATTTCGAAGCCATACACCGTAGATGATAAGCAGATGGATTTCATCAAGCAAAACATCTTTGATTACATCGGTGTTAATGAGGAAATAATGCAAGGCAAGGCGAAAGGTGAAGAACTGGACGCCTTTTTTAATTCAAGCATAGAGCCTTTTGCAATTCAGTTATCAGAAGTTATGTCAAAGATGACATACACCGTAAGAGAAAGAAACGAGGGTAACGAAATCTTATGTACTGCTAATAGATTACAGTATATGACGCCAACACAGAAGGTTGCATTGATACAGACAATGGGCGATAGAGGTGCAATAACCATTAATGAAGCAAGAGAGTTATTTAATTATCCGCCGATTGAGGGAGGCGATGTTGCGACAATTCGTGGCGAGTATTACGCAGTAGGGGACAAATTAGAAAGCGAGGAATAAAAAAATGAGCAAGGATTATTTGGAGAAAATAACCGAGGGCAGAGAGTATAGAAACATTATCGTATCAGAGCTTGAAACAAGGTCAGACGATGAAGCGATGATTGTTGAAGGCTACGCCACAAGATTTAACGAGGCATATTGCCTCGTGGACTGGGAGAGCTTTAGAGTTGATGAAATCGTATCGGACAGAGCGTTTGATAAATGCGATATGTCAGACGTAATCATGCAATACGATCACGAAGGAAGAGTGTTTGCAAGAAACAAGAACGGAACACTTGCCCTTGAGGTTGACGAAAAGGGACTGCGGATAAAGGCAGACCTTTCGGGAACTGAAATCGGTAGACAGCTCTATCAGGAAATCAAGGGTGGTTACACCGACAAAATGAGTTTCGGCTTTGTAGTTCGTGGCGATGAAAGGACGAAGAGAACCGAGGACGGAAAGGACATCATCACAAGAACTATAACAGATATATCAAAATTGTATGATGTTTCGGTTGTATCAATACCGGCAAACGATGCAACCGAAATTTCGGCTCGCAATTTCGGAAACGGAGTGATTGAAGAAATAAAAGCGGAGAGACAGAGAGCGGAGGAAAGGCAGAAGCAGATTGAAAGAATTAAACAGAAAGGAAGATTACACAATGACTAAAGAAGAAATCAGAGCATTAAGCGTTGAACAGGTCGAGGAAAGACTCGGTTTAATCCTTGATGAAATTGAAACCGAAGGTGCAGACCTTGACGCACTGGAAGAAGAACAGAGAGAACTTCACGAAAGAAAGAAGGAACTGCGTAAAGCCGCAATGGTTGAAGAAGAAGCAAGAGCAAAGGCGGCAGAAGAAACAATCACAATCAAAACATTTGAAGGAGAAGAAAGAACAATGGCAAGTGAAGAAAAGAGAAATAGCAAGGCTTACATTGAAGCATACGCTGAATACATGAAGAGAGATTGCGACCTTGAGAAGATGGGCGCAGAGCAGAGAACACTTCTGACAGAACTGGCAGAAGACGGAACTATTGCTGTTCCTGATTTTGTGTACGACATTATTAAGACGGCTTGGGACAAGAACGAAATTATGTCACTTGTTCCAGCAGTTGAACTTAAGGGCAACCTGAAAGTAAACTTTGAAATTTCTGGCGATGACGCAGAATGGCACGAAGAAGGCGGAGATCCAGTTAATGAGGAAGAACTCGTAGAAGGTATCGCAACACTTGTCGCAAAGAACGCTAAGAAGTGGATTTCAATTTCAGATGAGGCTATGGCTTACAGAGGCGAGTCTTTCGTTAGATATATCTACGATGAGCTTGCTTACAGACTGGTTAAGCTCGAAGCCGACACACTCGTTAAGGAGATTGCTGACCTACCAACAACTGCAAATGCAACTACTCCATCCGCACCTGCAGTAGAGGCAGAGCCTGCAATGGGAACTGTAGCAGAGGCAATCGCACACCTTTCAGACGAAGCAACTACTCCTGTTATTGTTATGAACAAGCTGACTTGGAGTGCTTTCAAGAAGGTTCAGTACGACAACAACTACGCTGTAGACCCATTCGAGGGACTGCCTGTACACTTCTCCAACAAGCTTCCTTCATTCGCTTCAGCAGACGAAGGCGAGGCTTACATGATCGTGGGCGATTTCAGACAGGGCGCACTCGCTAACTTCCCTGAAGGCAGAGGAATCAAGTTCGTATTTGACGAGCTGACAAGAAAGAAGGAAGACCTCATAGAAATCCTGGGCAGAGAGTTTGTTGCTATAGGAATCGTGGCTGACAAGGCATTCGTTAACGTTGTAAAGCCAATCAGTGAATCAGAATAAGGTTAAACACCTCAAAGGTTTAACACATAAAGGGCGGTGCATTTTGCTCCCATACCGCCCTTTTTAATTGGGAGCAGAAAGAGGCAAAGATGCTTAATAAAGTAAAGATGGCGTTAAGGCTGTCAACCGATGCGTATGACAACGAACTGAATGTGTATATAGAATCCGCAAAGCTGGATTTAGGAATTGCTGGCGTTGAACTTCCTGACGAATTAGACGCAATATGCGAAATGGCAATAATCACATATTGCCGTATGCACTTTGGAACGCCCGATAATTACGATAGGTTGAAAGCCTCATACGATGAGCAGAAAGCTCAATTAAGAACAGCAACAGGATATACCGATTGGGGGGATAGCGATGATTAGCGGAACAGCGAAACTCATTGCCAAAACCTACACCTATGATTCCATAGGGCAAGCGGTAGAAACCGAAAGCTACACCGAAATATTTGTTGAGGAGCGGTCAATCACAAGAACGGAATGGGCGGAAGCTGGAAGGGCGGGGCATAATCCGTCAATCCAGCTTTTCACGCCGTTCATGAATTACAACAACCAGGAAGAAGTTGAATATAAAGGCGTTAGATATTCAATATACAGAACATATCTTAACGGAGATAATATTGAACTTTATCTTGAAAAGAAAGGCGGCGTGTGATGGGTGTGGTTAAAGTCAATCCTGAACAGTTAGGCGATGCGGTAGACAAGATATTGACCGAATACTTTGACGAGGTAGAAACCGAAGCAACAAGGCTTGTTTCAGAAGTGGCAGCAGAAACCACCGCCAAACTTCAAGGAACTTCACCAAGAAACAGCGGAAAATACGCCAAAGGTTGGCGAATAAAACAGGGCAAGAAAGCAAAAGCAAGAAACGAAGTTGAAATATACAACACACGTTATCAGCTAACGCACTTGCTCGAACATGGTCATGTGAAAGTAGTGCATGGTCATGTGCTTGGCTTTACTGCCGCAAGACCGCACATCGCAAAGGCAGAACAAGAAGCGATTGACAAATTGTTAAAAGGCATAGAGGAGGCGGCCAAGAAATGACACTATCACAATTCAAAACAATGCTTGCAAGCACAGGTTATCCGGTAGCTTATCAGCATTTTCCTGAAACCGATGTACCGACAATGCCTTTTATCTGCTATGCGGCAACAGGATCAAACAACTTCGGTGCTGACGGGATTGTCTATCAGCCTATCAAAGTGTTGCAAGTTCAGTTGTTCACTAAAACTAAAGACGAAGTAGCAGAGGGAAACCTTGAAAATGTATTTGAAACAGCTCGCATTTACTGGGAGAAAGAAAGCGAATACAACGAGGACGAACTTTGTTATCGAGTTATCTACAACATAGAGACTTAAGGAGAAATCAAAATGGCAAAGAAAGTTAAATTTAACATCCACGACGTTCATTATGCCCCTGTTACAACAAGCGGATTTGGTACGCCTGTGGCTCTGCCTGGCGCGGTATCAATTTCACTTGAACCGCAGGACGGAGATAATGAAGTATTTTATGCTGATGGAATTGAATATTATGTTCAGGCTTCAGCAACAGGATATGAGGGCGATTTGGAAATGGCTCTTATCGATGACGCATTCAGAAAGGCGATCTATGGCGAAACCGAAGACACTGACCACAATCTGTGGGAATCCATTGACGATACGCCAGTTAAGTTTGCTCTTGGTTTCGTGATTGACGGAGCTACAGACGGAGCAGCAGAAAGCACTTATTTTTGGTATCAGAACTGTTCAGCTACAAAGCCAAGTGTGGAATCAAGCACTAACGAAGAAGCAAAGACAGTAGGAACAGACACTATCACAATTAAGTGCTCGCCTAACGCAGATGGTTATGTAAGAGTTAAATCAACAGCACAGTCATCAACTACAAGTTGGTTTAGTGCAGTAATTTCTACACCCAGCGGCGGCGGGTCAGAATAATCCGCCTTTAATGATGATGGGCGCACCGCATACACCCAACTATGACAGCATGACAAAATCTGAACTGGTTGAATATGCGGAAACTATGAGCATTGAGTTATTTATGACTATGACCAAAGCGGAAATGATTGAAATTTTGGAGGGAGCAGAAAATGGAGAAAACGATAACGATTAGTGGTAAAAAGTGCAAGTTTCGTTCAAGCGGTGCATTGCCAAGAATTTATCGCATGACATTTAACGAGGATTTATTTGCAGACATCAGCAAACTGGAAGGAACAAAGGCAGAAGAGGCGTTGAGTGCTGACGTAATATCAACTCTCGAAAATGTGGCATTCTGCATGGCTAAACACGCAGACCCAAGCATAGGCGATGACATTATATCTTGGCTTGAACAGTTTGAAACATTTGCGCTCGTTCAAGCACTTCCTGAAATCCTTGACCTGTGGACTAAAGAAATAGAGTCCAAGTCTTCCCCCTAAAATAAAGCAACGTAGCATTGACAGGGCGTTCAATACGCCCTTGTTTTTATTACGTTGCGTAGAATTGGGGTTATCTATGGCTGACCTTGAGTACCTTTCAATCGGTACGGTCATGGATATGTTTACTGAAAAACAAAACGATGATTACGATTATCCGTACATAGCTACGGACGAAGATATAGCGAGGTTGTAAAAATGGCAAGTGGAGCTATTAAAGGAATAACCATAAAATTAGGTGCCGATGCTTCTGAATTGACTTCGGCATTATATAAAACAGAAAGCGCATTAAAAAACACGCAAAGCCAATTAAGACAGGTCAATCAGGCCTTGAAATTTAACCCTGGCAATGTTGAACTGTTAAGCCAAAAATTCACGCTTTTACAGAGAGAAATTGTCGAAAACGATAAATACGTCGAGGACTTAAAAAAAGCCCTCCAGGAGATGAAAAACGCGGGTGTAGACGAAACCGCTGATGAGTTCATGACCTTACAGAGAGCCATCATTCAGGCTGAAAGCAAGGGCGAGAGTTTTAGGCAAGAACTTCATCAGACAAAGACAGCACTTGACGGGGCGAAAAATGGAACTGAAAACCTGCAAAAGGGCTTAAACAGTATCGACACAAGCAAGGCGAAAGGCGAAATATCAACACTTCAAATAGCAATGGGTAATTTGATTGCTAATGGAATTAGCCGCCTGGTTAATGCCATTAGCAATAACTTGGGTTCGGCACTCGAAAGAAGCGACACGCTTGCGAATTTCCCGAAAGTGATGGAAGGCATGGGCGTTTCCGCAAAGGACGCAAGCGATGCGATTGACGGTTTGGCAGAAGGACTTGAGGGACTGCCAACAACACTTGACGATGGTGCAAGTGCGGTTAAAAGATTTACTGCGGTTAATGGCGATGTTGACAAATCAACCGAATATTTCCTTGCGTTAAATAACGCCATCCTTGCTGGTGGCGAAAGTGCAGATACACAGCAGACCGCCATTGAACAGCTTTCACAGGCTTACGCAAAGGGTAAACCTGATATGCAGGAGTGGCGAGCCTTACAACAGGCTATGCCAGCACAACTTGAGCAGATTGCAAAGTCAATGGATATGACATCAGCCGAACTTGGCGAGGGGTTAAGGAATGGCACAATCTCAATGGACGAGCTCCTTGACCGCATTGTTGAACTAAACCAGAACGGCGGCAAGGGTTTCAAATCTTTTGCGGATCAGGCGAAAGACGCAACAGGCGGAATTGAAACAACGATAACCGGACTAAACACAGCAATTACAAGAGGACTGCAACAGGCTATTGACAACTTTGGGCGTGATAATTTTACCGCTATTGTTGGTACTATATCCTCTGCCATAGAGGGCTTACTTGGCGGTCTTGGCACATTGTTCGGATTTATCGGCAAGCATTCAACAGCGTTTAGCATATTGGCAGCCGGCATAGGGGCTGTTGTCGGGGCTATTGCAACATGGAACGCAATAACAAAGATTGCGGCGGCGGTGCAAACAGCACTAAACATTGTGCTTTCAGCTAACCCTATTGGGCTTATTATCTTGGCAATAGTGGGTCTTGCGGCGGCTTTTGTTGTGGCTTACAAAAAGTCCGAAACATTTAGAAACGTTGTTCGGCGGATAGGTGCGTTTTTCAAGGACGGTTTCATTGGAGCAATAAACCTTGTTAAGGGTGCAATAGATAAAGCTCAGGCGGCCGTTAGTGCTATCACTAATGCTTTTTCGAGAATGATAGCAAAGATTAAGTCAGTGGCCTCATCAATCAAGGGTACACTTAAAAATGCTTTCAGTGGTCTTGCAAGTATAGGAACGAATATCGTTAAAGGAATATGGAACGGAATATCGAACGGTCTTGGTTGGATAAAGGGCAAGATAAAAGGTTGGGTTGGCAATGTGAAGAATTTCCTGAAAAAGCTGTTTGGTATTAAATCGCCATCAAGGTGGGCGAGAGATACTATCGGCTACAACATTGCGGCTGGTATGGCAGAGGGCATATCGGGCAGTGCCGGTCTTGTTGACTCTGCAATAAATGGCATAAGACCTAATATGAGCATTACTGGTAGAGCAAGTGCCACAATGGGTGCTCCGCTTGGGTTAAGTCTTGCGAGGGCATTAAGTGGCGTTGAAAGAACAACCATACTTGAAATTGATGGCAGAGCATTTGCTCAAACCACCGCACCGTATATGAGAACAAGTATCGGAAACATTAACGAAATGAACAGCAGGAGAATGGGGGTTCGGTAATGAGAGAAAGACAATACCTAACCAACGAAGCCGTCAAGATTGATGGCACATATATTGAAGATGTTATAGAGGGCTATAAAACCCTTTCAGCCATTGGCAGAAAATCCCTAAAGCGAGATGTGGAAACAACATCAATAAGCGGCGTTGATGGCGACTATATAAACAATATGCGGTATCCGGCAAGAACAATCAAGGTTGAGTTCCTTATAGAGGGCGGCGACCTTAACGCAAAAACGGAGAAACTGCTTCAGATATTAAGCACGAAAAAGGCTACATTCGTGTTCAACGACGAATACGACAAATATATCAATGGGACGCCCATTACTCCTGAATCATTTGAAAAAGGCAGAGGCTGGGTACACGGAGAATATGAGATATTTTGTGGCGATCCATTCAAATACTCAATAAACGAGTCCGGCCCAATAACAGTAACAACCGCCTATGATGTTGCCGGTCTTGAGGAATACGACTCAACACATACCTACGATATTGGCGATATGGTAAAGCATAGGGACGGTAATGATTGGAAGGCTTATGAGTGCAATACAGAAGGAACAACAGGGACCTGGGATTATTCCAAGTGGGATGTCGTATCGGGTGCGGCCTTTGTGGTCAACTACGATGGTGGATATAAAACGTTTCCGAGATTTGAAGTTGATTTTGCAACCGACGAATCGGGCGGAACTGTAGGACATGATGCAGACTGCGGCTTTGTTCAATTCGCAAAGATGAAGGATGAAAACACATACAGACTTCAGTTCGGAGACGATGAGGAAGAACAGCTCATTCCAGTTCAAGTTTTCAATACGAACTTTACTAAAAGCACATTAGGTTCATTCAGCAATTCAGCATCAGGAACTTATCACGGTTGGAAAGACGATGCGAATGCATCCACATCAACGTCAGGAATCAAGCCGAAGTATGGTTCGCAGACTGGCTATCACGGTAACTATCTGACCGCAAATGCGGCCGCCATAGAGGATTTCACGTTCAAGTGGAAGCAGTGTACCTATGTATCAGCAAAGGCACAGAAGTTCGGATTTATGGCCGTCTGCCTTGATGCCAGTGGCAACATAGTAGCAGGCGTAAGGTACTACAAGAGCGGAACCGGCAACACAAAGGGATATGTCCAGACTATCCTTGATGGGGCTTACGGTAACAAAAAGACCGTGGATTTCAAGCGGTCCGGAAAGTTCGGATATACAAAATCAAGCGGCGGCTCGGTAAGAGGAAGCGAAAACTATATCAAGAGAGCTGGCAATAAAATCACAATAAAGCTTGCCTGTCATACAACAGCGATAACATTATATCCAACCAATGTAACAGCCATAGCAAAGGTTGGATTCTTCCTCTGTGGATACGGCACAGCGAAAAGACCGGCAAGGAATTACATTAGGTCGGCATATTTTATGGGCGACTCTGAAGAGAACACTTTCGGATCGGGCGACATTCTGGATGTAGACTGCAACAGCGCACAGGTTCAGCTTAACAAGATGGATGACCCATCGCTTGGCGATGTTGGTAACGACTGGAGCAATTTTGCTCTCGATGTTGGTCAGAATATAATATTTGTGGCTTATTCAGATTGGTGCCAGATGCCGCCGACATTCAAGTTGTATTACAGGAAGAGGTGGCTGTAATGGTTATATACATAACAGACAGACACGGTATAGTGCTTCATAGCGTGGCAAGTGATTTGCCCGAAAGCCGAGAGATTATATCAGACAAGCTCACAGACGAGCTGGCTTCAGGCATAAAGATATTTGAGTGTACGCTAATAGCAACAGATAAGATAAGAGATACAGCCATAACGGGTAATTATGTACTCGCTTATGGCTCTCTTTTTACAATAATGACAAGCAGGTTTGATACTGACGGTGGCACGGTTGAACTCTACTGCGAAGATGCTGGGCTTGACCTAATCAACCGAATTGCTGGCAATGTGGCAAAGGCGTCAAAGACGTTTAGCGGATGGATTGAAAATACACTCGGAACATCTGCGTCAAGCGGATGGACTTACAACTACAACATTGCAGATACTTCAAAGAGCCTTGAGTATACCTCGGAGTCAACCGCACTCGAAAGGCTCCTTAACATTCTCGCAAATTACGATGCCGAGATGTACTTTTCGTATGAGATTCACGGATTCAAATGGGTATCCAGAACTATCAATTTTGTTCAGAAGAGAGGAAGTGCTGAGAAAGAACACAGACTGTATTTAAACAAGGAAATCTCAGCTATAAGCGAAGAAAAATCAATTATGGACCTTGCTACTGTCTGGAAGGTTTACGGTGCCGACAACAAGAAATTGGAGAAACTAAGCGGGTATTCATCAGCAACAAAGACCTTTGATAAAAACGGACACCATTATGAAGTAGTTGGAAGCGAGGTAAGATGTACCGATGCTATCGACAACTGGAAAAGTAAGCTTGATACTGATGGTAGAATCGTGCAAGTCAAGTACACCGAATATAAAAAAGCGGCTGACGCTATTGCTTATGCGGTCAGAAGCATGGTTGTTGACACAGTCTATTACTATGAGGTTAAGCTCGCACATTTCCCTGAAGATATAGAGTGCGGTGATTATGTCTACGTTCTTGATGACACGGATGATATTCTGCTTTACGCCAGAGTTTTGAGTTGGACCAGATCAGAAACGGGGCGGAATGAATGTACTCTGGGCGATTTTGTCCGTTTGGAAAGTTCAATCGCAGATATTGATTTCTCAAAGATAAGAATCTACTCAATGCAGATTGAATCCTCTGCCGGTCTTATCGGTAAGGACAGTCTATCAACAGTTCTTTCGGTAACAGTATTTCGTAATGGCCAAGCCATAACCGAAGCAGCCGATTTAGTGGAAGGCGAGCTTCACTGGTATGAGGATAATGTGCTTATACCGTCAAGCGATAGCAGAATATCCAATGACGGATTTACATTTACAACAGGAACTCTCACAACAGGACATACCTATGCCTGTAAGTTAGAGGAGGTGGAATAATGGCTATTGCTGAAAATCAAATCACATTAGAGATTGTTTCCGACGGTCAGGGCGGAGTATCGGTTGATGCTGATTACAACATTGATTCTGTAATAGAAGAGTACGCCTACGGAACAGAATCGGCTGCCACAGGATTATGGGGTACTGAAGTTCCGGACTTAACCGAAGAAAATCCGAAACTGTGGTACAGGCAGAGAGTTACATGGATTGACGAAACGATAACATATAATCCGTCAGAAAACGGAGTAATTAAAAAAGAAGTTACCGAAACTGGACTTTTGTCAAAGAATAAAATTGCGATCGCCCAATCCACAGCAGACAACGCTAATGTAGCAGTCAGCGAACTTGGTGATACGGTAGGAACCGTCGAAGAGAACATATCAAATGTACAATCGGATGTATCTGTACTACAAGAACAGGCGGCAACGGCTGCACGGCAAGACCAGTTAGATGCAGTGAATGAGCTTGTTAGGCAGTATATCGGCGAAGAAGGATATGTCCACATCGCTGGAAGTACGCTCATGATTGGAGTGGGCGACTTTAAGACAGCAATCACACCTGAACAAATTGTATTCTATGACGGCGAAGATGTTGTATCATACATCTCTAATAAAAAAATGTATATCTCGCAAACCGAGGTGACGCAAGAGCAACGCATGGGCGATTTTGTATGGCGCCCACGAGAGGACAGAAGATTATCACTCATGTACGCACCTGAACAGGAGTAGACTAATGGCATACAAATACGGAAATACAATCAATAGTAGGTGGCGGTCTTATGCTTCCTACACAATAAGTACAACAGCCACGCAAGTGAAAGTGACGGTATCGGCAGGCTTCCAGAACGTTAATTCCTATAATTACAGGTCATATAACTGTTCGGGCTACATCACGGACGGCACCGACAGATATAACGGTTCATCCAGTGATATTGGAGGCAATAGTGGCGGGGTAAGAGATCAGCTGATCTCCTCAAAGACCTATACATATAACCGGACTACCTCGAGTTACAGCAAGACGATAACTTTCTCGCTTACAACCACAGGCGGAACGCTTGCTCCTGGAACGTCTAAAAGTTCAGTCTCGGTGCCTGTACCTGCACTTGCAAAGTACACAATAAGCTACAACGCAAATGGTGGAACAGGCACGGTCACAGCACAGACCAAATATTACGGCAAGACCGTAACGATTAAAAGCGGTTCGGGTCTGTCAAGAACTAACTATACTTTTGTTGGTTGGAACACAAAGGCTGACGGAACAGGCACAGACTATGTTGGTGAATATTCCACAAACGCAAATCTAACCTTGTATGCGAAGTGGAAGCTTGTATACATCAAGCCTGTAATTCAGTCAATCACAGCTTACAGGGTGGCGGACGAAAGCTCAACTACCGAAACAGAAACAGGAACATATGTGCATTTGAGTTTTGCATATAAAGGTGGTTCGACAGACGGAGGAGCAACGCAAATTCCGCCTATTTGTAAAATCACAATTAACGGGGCGATTGTTCGCTCCGATTCGGAGTTACCAAACGGAAGCGGAACATTCACAGCGACTTACGGAACTTACAGCGTCAACACTACCGTTAATATTAAGGTTCAACTCCATGACGAAACAGGCACAGAAATGCAAACCGCCACAAGGCTAGCACAAGTCGGCTCACTAACCTTGCCTTTTGATGCACTTGGCAATAGGGAAACAGGCAAGGCATATGTAGGAATTGGCGGTGTTGCGATAAGTGGTTGTGACATTGCCTTACATGGCGAAGATATAAGAATGAGCTTAAACACAAACAGCGGAGCTGGTGCAGACTATGAAATTTATTCAGCCTTGCAAGCGCTTGGCTGGGTGGACTTAATTATCTAACAGGGGAGAATAAAAATGTTTTATATTATTGAAATTCAGACAAACGGCGGAGTTGGGGCGGTATCGCCAGTCCAAACCGCAACAACAAGGAATCAAGCTATGAGTATCTACCACACAATCCTTGCTAGTGCTTCTATTAGCGAGGTTGAATATCATTCTTGCATAGTGGTTGACGAACAGGGGCAATACCTCGCCAGGGAATGTTTCAAACACCCAAGACCACCACAAGGCGGTGAAGAATCATGATAGACGTTAAATTGCTACTCGCAAGAATATTAACAAGGCTTATACCAACTAACGCTTTTGTAGTTGAATCACATCGGCTATATGAAGCAAGCGCAAGGGTTGAAATAGCAGCATATTCACAGATAGAAGAAACAACAAAGAGAGTCTACAAGGAAGGATACTCTCCAATAGCTATAGCTGGATGGAATAGCAATGGTAATTATTACACTAGATGTTTTTTTTACACATTATACTTAACAAATCGCATGCCGGGGGCTGTGGACATTATTTATGGAATAAGAAACTCGTCGAGCGAACTGGCAACGCTATATCCGGATGTCTACATTCTCTGGGCAAAGGAGAAAATATCTTAAGAAAGGGAAACTATGGAAATACTTATAAAATTAGCGTGGGCGGTTCTTCCGTCACTTCTGGTCGGGGCGGTGCTTTTCGTTTTCCAGCAAAAAATGAAAAGCCGTGACAACGAGTATGAAATCCGAAGACAGTGGCAGGTCAAAGAGGACTTACTCCGAATAGATATCATGTTTGCAAATTGCAACTTAATAAGAGAAACGGCAATATCAGGCAAGCGTGGAGTATGGAACGGTGAAGTTGACAAGGCTCTGCAAAAGCAAGATGAAGCGGTCAAGGCTTATAACGAATTTGTAAATCAAATGCACCAAGACACTTTGAACAAGAAATGAGGTAAAGAAAAATGAAACTATCAAACAAAACTTATGACATCATCAAATGGGTAGCACTTGTATTAATACCAGCTACTTGTACGCTATGGCTCACAGTAGGCAAGGTATGGACTTTTCCTTACCTAACGGAAATCGGAGCGACAATATCTGCTGTTGGACTGTTCCTTGCGGCGATTATAGGCATTTCAAGCGATAAATATAAAAAAGAAATTAGCCTGTACGGGCAGGCACTTGCAGTTGATGAAGACGGTTCATGGATATTAGACGAACCAGAAGATATAGTTGAGGAAGAAGAAAAGTTATCAGAAACACTTGATTATGACACAGAGGCAGAGGAAATACGAGACGACATCGAAGAGAAAGACGAGGTGTAGTATGAAAACTGTTGGTATCTATGCAGGTCACGGAACGCAGACAAACGGTGTGTTCGACAGTGGCACTACCTATGGTGACTATACCGAGGCATATTTTGCCAAGCTAATAACCGTAGCTTGCGTGGACTATTTGAAAGACAAGAATGTTAAGGTACTAACCGATGTTCCTACTAATAAAATGAACATGGTGATGCAAACACAGAAATCCAATAGTGGCAAAGCTGATATTCATATTTCCGTACATCTTGATTGGTATAAAGCCCCGAAAGGAACGCTGCCTTTATATGTAAGCGAAAAAGGTAGGACATTAGCGTCAACTCTAAACAAATACGTCTTAGCGGGGACCAGTCTTACTACTCGTGGACTGGGTAAGCGAACAGATCTATACGAATTGAATTACACAGATATGCCTGCTTGCATATTTGAGGTAGGAAGTATTAAGAACGACCTATCAACTATCAAGAAAGAGTACAAGAAAATCGGTCAAGCACTCGGCAAGGGGATATGTGCTTATTTCGGAGTAAAAGTCACGACCACAACGACTAAGTGGACCCCAAAGAAATTAACCGTTGATGGTTGGATAGGACCGGAATCTATAAAAGCATGGCAACATGTAATGAGGAAATCCATCACAGGCAAGGTGAAAGGGCAGGATAAAGACTTAATGGATAAGCACTTCCCTAACTTTATCTTTACTGCTGGTATCAATGGGGACACGCTAATAAAAGCTTGGCAAAAGAAAATCGGAGTCACGCAAGACGGAATAGTAGGGGTCAAGACAGCTAAGAAGACTCAAAAATTTCTGAAAGTTACTCAGGATGGTATCTGTGGTGTTAAGACCGCTAAGGCGTTGCAGAAGTGGCTTAACGATCAAATGGGATACACTACAACTACCACGACAGCTAAAACCGTTTCAAAGACAAAAGGGGAGTTAGCTTCAGATTGGGCTATAAAAACCGCTAAAAGCGGTCTATACAGGTACAAGAAATGGAACAGTAAAGACCGGAAGACGCAGATATGTCCTATATGTAATAAATTGACAGGCAAGTACAAGGGATTTAACTGTATCGGGTTTGTTGCTGCGTGTTACTGGCACGGAGCGAACGTAAGAACTCACAAGTGCAGTATGTCGGGGTTCGGAGACAACCGCTTCTTTGATACCTTGACAGAAGCAAGGTGGAAAGCAAGAAACGGCTCAAAGTGGAAAGAAATCAAAAATACAAAAGCAAGCAACCTTAAAAAAGGTGACGTGCTTATTTGTTACAAAAAGTCAAACCACAAAAAATACATACACTTTGCAATCTATGTCGGTAATGGTAAATATGCGGACTCCACAAGCGGTAGAACTCCTAACGTCGGAATTAGAAATTATTCAAGTTTAGCAAGTAGATATTACATAAGGGTGTTTAGATATGGAGAATAAAAAAGTAGGCGAGGGAATCGCATTCGAGAGAATCAGAAGAATCACCGGATATTTAGTAGGCACACTTGACAGGTTCAACAATGCCAAGAGACAGGAAGTAGAAGACAGAGTGAAGCACTCGACCAAAAGAAATACAAATATATAGCCACTGGACTCATCATCCGTGGTGAACTCCTTAATTATATAGCATTAGAGCCGGGAGAAATCCCGGCTTTTTTTAGTAAGTGATATATAAAGAATAGCAAAGCAAAAGCAAAAAGTAAACATAAAGGTCTTATATAACTGAGTGGCACACTTTTGGCACACAATACAGGTCAAATGACGTCAAATGACGTCAATAACTTGAATAAAAACCATAAAACATCAAAAAACAAAAACGCTGCAATCCTTGAAATTGCAACGTTTACATGTTGGTGTCCCGGAGAGGATTCGAACCTCCGACACCCGCTTTAGGAGGGCGGGCAGTGAAGCCACCTGTAGGAAGAAGAAGCGGATAACATGGCGTGTGCTGTCATTTCTTTAATCCCTCCACTTCCTTTAG